GGTACGCAGGGCACGTTGGCAAGCGATGTTGGCGGTACGACGTTAGGCAACTGGCCCGCATTGAGTACATCAGCATGGACTACGGTAACCCTCACCGGTACGACGTCGGCCGCGCACACTGCGTTTAATATCCTGTCGTCAACGACCAGTGCATGCGAAGTTGCGATATTCAATCCGCAACTCAAAGCGAACAACGTGGTTAGTAATGGTCGCATGAATTTCAATCAGGGTAACTTTGGCACGTCGCAAGCCGGGGTCGGTCTAACCATCGATCAAAAACGAATCCTGTTGCAGTTGCAGTATTACAAGCTCATCAGCCGTTGCACCGTGCCGGAAATCAATGCCCGCATCAAGGCGATTCTTGGTCAATACGGTAGCGTGTATGTGCTTGACGGCAACAATATGGAGTTCGTCACATACGTATTCGGATTCACACCGAACAGTGCTTTACAATTTGTTCTTGAAAACTTTGACGTTCTGCCCCGCCCCGCAGCGGTCGGCGTGAAATATATCGTTTCAACTAGACCCGCGTTTGGGTTCGGTTCGTTCAATCAGAACTTTAACAACGGCACCTTTTGGGCGGAAAATTAAACATGAATCAACATTATTTCGATGTACCGTTTGGATTCGCTGGTGACGTTACGAGCATTCCCGACCCGCTTCAGGTAGGTGGAACTGTCTCGATGACAGAGGGATGGAACTTTAACTATCAGCGTGATCTTGCGACTGACCCGGCCGCGTTGCCAATTGACCGGTCAACAATGAACTGGCTGTTGTTGCAGATCACGACGGCATTGCAGGCGTTGCAGACTGAAACCGTGCCCGAATTCATTCTTGCATCACAGAATGGCGGTGTGGCGATTTCATATGGCCTTGGTGCGGAAGTTCTTTGGTCGGCAAGCGGTAACGCACCGTTTCAAAAGTTCGTCAGTATTATCGCCGCCAACGCCAATACACCATCAGCATCAGACGTGTTGGGTACAACGACCGGCTGGCAAGTCGTGTGCGATCCGATTGCGACGTCTGCACAGGCTGGTGCGGGTACCAACAATGCATCCATTATGACACCCCTACTAGTTGCGCAGCAGACCGCGTTGCGTGCGCTGCTTGCAGGTTCAACGTCACAGGTGTTCAACGTCGGCCCGGCAGTCACCGCGACGCAAGCACCACAAGCACAACAGATTCAGGCACAGACGTTGACAGCCTTTGCAACGGCTGGCACGGCACCGGCATTCACGCTAACACCGGTGCCAGCAATTACTGCACTCACTGCCAATCAGCGATTCCGGGTGTCGTTCAACGCGGCAGGTACGACGGGTTCTAACACGCTCAACATCAATGGGTTAGGTGCGATTGCACTCAAACAATACAATAGCAATGGCACGTTGGAACCTGCAAGCATTCCGTCCGCAGGCTTTCTGAGCGATGTGGAATACAACGGTACTTCATTAGTATTGCTCGACCCCGCGCCGTCGCCAGGAACTGTACTCAACACGATTGTTTATATGTTGAGTACAGGTGGTGTGCTGCAATGGTCCGTCAACGGTGCAGCGTTTGTCAACGCACCTAGCGCAACGTACACGCCGTTGTCGGCGCTTGCAACGACAGCAGAGGCAGAAGTCGGCGGCGCTGGTGCTGGCGGCGGCGGCGCAGCGTCAACAACTACCGCAGGTACTGTGTCGGGGGGCAGCGGCGGCGGTGCCGGAGGCCGCGCATGGGGCATTTTCCCAATCTCGTCACTGAGCGGACAAACCGTTACTGCTGGGGCACCTGGCACTGCTGGGACTGGCGCTAACGGTGGCAACGGTGGTACGTCGTCAATTGGCGCAGTAATTCTGGCAACAGGTGGTACAGGCGGTACACTTGGTGCCGCAGTGTTAGGCACTACAAATTCGTTTGTTGGTGGCGTTGGTGGTGGCGTTGGCTCAGGCGGTCAAATCAATTCGGTAGGCGGATATGGACAAGGCGCATTCTATGCCGCTACACCTCTATCCGGTAAAGGCGGCGCATCGTTTTGGGGTGAAGGTGCAAGCCCCGTTAGCGGTACGTCGGGTGGTAGAGCTGCAGTGTCACCATGTTCGGGTGGTAGCGGCGGCTCGCTCGCGACCGGTTCGGGTACTAACGCTGCTGGCGGTGTCGGCATGGGTGGTATCGTCATCATTCGCGAACGTGCATAAAGGACAAGCCCTATCATGCAAAATGAAACTTTGGCAGCAAGTGCCGCAAAGGTCACTGCCGTAACATCGGGGACGTTGGTAAGCATGGTTCCAAATTCAGGCGCTATCGGGGCGGCGGCGGGCATTCTTGCAGCGAGTTATTCGGCGTTGCAGATCATCAAATCGCTGCCATGGCTTACGGACTATTTCATTGCGTTGCGGTCAGGTCTGATTCATCACGATTGGCGGCATTGGCGTAGCATTTCACGGCGCAACGAAAAGGAAGATGAGGAACAACATGACCAGTCCGTTAAGCCGTAAGGTACTGGCACTTGTCGCGGCCGGAGCATCGGCCGTTGCCATCGCTACGCAATTCCTGTCAGAGAAAGAAGGCGCTGACAGGCTGGTTGCGTATCAGGACGATAACGGTGTGTGGACCGCGTGTATGGGTATCACACGCGGTGTCAAGGCAACTAGCCGTTTCACGCCGCAACAGTGCAAAGCTATGGATGCGGCAGCGGTGAACGAAGCGGCCGACGAAGTAAAGCGTATAGTAACGGTTCCACTCACCGAACCCGAACGTGCTGCGGTCATTTCGTTTTGTGCGTATAACATCGGGCAGGGGAAGTGTTCTAGCAGCACTTTCCTCAAAGAACTGAACGCAGGCGACCGTAAGGCAGCGTGCGCACAAATCAACCGCTGGATTTACGACGGGGGCCGTGACTGCCGTATCAGGTCTAATGACTGTTACGGGCAGGTTATCAGACGTCAACAGGAAACCGCACTATGCCAAATGAACTAGAACTATGTAGCGTTGCCGCCATCGTTGGTGCGTTGATCGGCGGCGGTGTATCGTTTGCCATCACACACAAGATTGATGGCGCGGCGCTTGCGCATGAACAAAAGGCGCATGCCGATGATATCGCCCGCATCAACGCGACGGCGGCGCAACAACTCGCAACCGCCCTTGAGCATCAACAAGCCGCAGAGGGTGCGGTTTATACCCTTCAACAGCAGTACGATAACGAGGTTGCCCAACATGCAAAAGATTCTCTTGATTACCGCGCTAAGTTGCTTGCTGGCACTGAGCGCGTGCGCGTCCACGTGTCCGGTTGTAGTATCGGCGCCGCCAGCGGAAAAAGCGCCGCCGCCGCCCCCGGCGCTGATGGTTCCACCAGCTACGGATTCCTTTCGCCTGAAACTGCTGCAAACGTTGCAGGACTAGCCGACGAAGCCGACGCGAACACTGCAAAACTTCGCGCCCTTCAACAGTACGTGACGGAGTTGCAAAACAATGGCTTCATATCAAACGGAAAGTGACGCACAGGCGGCAATCGAAGCGCACCCGGCATGTGCGCAGTTCATGAATACACCCGGCTCATTTGTGGTCTATTACCCTGCCGCGTACGTCATTCCAGGCGGCACGAGAGTACCCAAAGGCACTGACCCGCTCGCATCGCTCAATCTGCTGTACGACCGGATTGATGCATTCTGGCAGGCGCAACGCCTACAGGTGACTAAATGAAAAACGCCCCGCATCTAGCGGGGCGTTTTGCTTGGGGCGGTTGGGTTAGTGATGAAATACAATCAAACCGGCTTCAACCTGAGCATCAACGAACGCTTCAACGTTACCTTCGTTAAGAGCCAAGATTTCGTTATACAACTCGTGATCGGCCGGAACGTCGAGCGCAACAACATTGTTCATGCCGACCCGCGCGCCGCCGTTATCAAGATGCGCAACAAAGAATTCGCCGTTATCGAAAACAAACTTGGTCGTGTGTGCGGTCATTTCGTTCCCCTTCGTTGTCTGACAGTGTGTGACAAGTATAGAATCGTTACTAACGGTTTGCAAGTGGTCAATGCAAATAATTTGGCGATACTATCAACGGCCCATAATCCCGATTTGGCAACTGGTCCAATATCGACACGGCGGCTTGCGATCCGTCACTGTTCGTTGCGCGCGTGTGATATCTGGCGCACATCGCAACGTCATCTTCATCGGTGCCAATTTCATAGAACGCCAGATGATAATCAGTCATCGCGTCACCTTCATGGTTGCCAACAGTTCGCGCGCGTGGCGCACATAGTACTCATAGTCGATCCAATCGGGCATCTGTTGCGGCAGCGTCATCAGAGGCCATGCGCCGGTGCTGTCTGCAACCTGATTGCCATTCGTTCTGTAATGGATAGCGCCGGTATAGTCACGCCGGTATGCCCATCGGACAACCTTGCCAAGCACCTCATATGAACCAGGTTGTTGCTGGTCAAATGGTTCATGCTCGGTACCTTCATAGAGCCGTCTGACTGCACCCCCTTTAACCGTGCGCGATGATACGAACTTGCGGATATCGCGGCACCTGTAGATCGTTTCATCGAGCGGCACCCCGTGTTGGACGTAGGCGATGACCGCATCCATACAGATTTCCCGATGTG